ATCTTAGGTCCAGTAGGCGATGTAGTATCAGAGTGGATTATTAAAGGTGCTTTCATTAAGACATCAAACTTCGGTTCTTATGACTGGTCTAACCAAGATGCAATCACAATTGAATTAGGTATTGGAATGGATTACTGTATCCTTAACTACTAATCAATTAAGAATATTAAGAAAGCCGCCTTTTTGGCGGTTTTTTTATGTAAGAAAGCTATATCTTAGATATTTATTGATATATAACTAAATTAAGATTATGGAAAACCAACCAAAGATGAGTCTCCCGACAGAGACCGTTGAACTACCTTCAAAAGGGCTTTTGTACCCGTTAGAGAATCCGTTATCTTCTGGCAAAATTGAAATGAAATACATGACTGCTAGAGAAGAGGATATTTTATCTAATCAAAACTTTATCCGTCAAGGAGTAGTATTTGATAAATTGTTTCAATCTCTTATTGTATCTAAAATTAACTATGACGATTTGACAGTAGGTGATAAGAATGCAATTTTAATTGCAGCTCGTATTCTAGGCTACGGTAAAGACTATCAAGTTAAGTATCCACATCCAATTACAGGAGCAGAAGAGCTTATCACTATCGATCTTGCAGAAATAAAAAATAAAGAGGTAGATTACAGCCTATGTAAAAACTTAAATGAATTTACATTTATACTACCTAAGTCAAACAATGAAGTTACCTTTAAAGTATTGACTCACCAAGATGAAAAGCAAATCGATACTGAGCTAAAAGGACTTAAAAAAGTTAATTTATCTGCAGATGTTACTACAAGATTAAAGCAAGCTATTGTAGCTGTTAACGGTAGTAGAGAAAAGAAAGATATTAGAGAATTCGTAGATAATTACTTATTAGCTGCTGATGCTAGAGCTTTAAGAGATTATATGAGAAAAGTAACTCCAGACTTAGATCTAACATTTACTTTTACCGGGTCAGACGGCTACATACAGGAGGGTGTAGATCTACCAATAGATGCTTCCTTTTTTTATCCTACCACAGGAGTATAGATCCGCTCTTTTCACACAGATACACGAAATAGTTTTCCTTGGAAAAGGAGGCTACGACTGGGAAGTTGTATATAATATGCCTATCTGGCTACGTAAATTCACTTATAAGACTATGAATGATTTTTATGAAAAACAACAAGAAGCAAACGATCAAGCTAATAACAAAGGAAAATTAGTTACAGCTAATAAACCTCTTGCAAAGCCAGGCATACCTGATTCTGCAAGTATAAAACCAACCTATACGAGTAAAGTGTCTAAAAAATAGGCACTTTCTCTATTTATATACATGGACTTACTACGTAAATTTTATATGGCTACTTCAACTAGCGGCGGTGGCGGAAATGCTTCTGACGAAGCTGGAAGAGCTAATGAAAAACTTGAACAGTTAAGAGAGACCGTAGAAATACTAAAAGATTCTTTTGAGAGCATAGGCAGAATCCTTAAAAACGAAATTAACGATAACCTCTCAGATGCATCTAGACAGACTAGAGACTGGGGAAAATCAGTTGCTTCAGGTATTAATAAGGATTTACAGAGCATGGCTAAATCAAGCCAAGATATCCTAAGAACACAAATGTCCATAGCAGACGGTTCTATTAGGGAAAAAGATGTAACTAAGCAAAAAAACGACTTTTTAAAGAGAGCAGCAGCTACTGAAGTTAGTATAAATAATGCTCGAAAAAATGGACTAATTTCTGCAAGTACTGCTTTAAAGTATACACGAGAGCTTAAAGCTAAGCTCGAAGAGCAATTAATTATATATCAGCAGCAAGAACTATACGCAAGAAAGATTGAAAAATCTATGGGTAACCTCGGTAAAGTCTTTAAAGGTATTTCACAGGTACCTATAGTAGGTCAACTCGTCAATGCAGAAAAGGTTCTTGACAAAATGCAAAAAGCAGCTGCAGACGGTAAAGGACAATTAGGTGTAATGGGCGCTGGTATTAAAGAAACTTTTAAGACAGCAGGTGATAGTCTAACAGATCTTACGACGATTTTTCCGCTATTAATAGGCGGGTTTATGAAACTCGTTAAGTTAGCAGCTGAATACCAATCTAAACAATTTGAAGCAGCTAGAGATCTAGGAGTTAGTGTAGAGAGAGGAAAGCAATTAAGAGATACCTTTGTAGATGTTGCACGAGCTAATGCATCTATGGGTGTAACTGCCGATCAATTACAAAAATCTTACGAAGGGGTACAGAATCAATTAGGATTTATTGTTAAACAAAGTCAAGAGTTTAACTTAAGTACTGCTTTAATCGAAAGACGTATTGGTGCATCTGCTGAAAACATGGCATTACTACAATTTGCTGCTAAAAAATCAGGAGATACCTTAATGGGAACTTATAAGACCATTTCAGGTATCACTAAAGAAGTAGGAGCAAGAGTTAAGTTAGAATTATCCGAAAAGCAAATATTAGAGGAAGTAGGTAAAGTATCAGCAACTGTATATCAAAACTTTAACGGTAATTATAAAGCTCTAACAGCAGCAGTAGTACAGGCTAAGGCACTAGGTACTACTCTTGATAAAATTAATGCAACTCAAGATCAGTTTTTAGATTTTGAAACTAGTATAGCTAAGCAATTTGAAGCAGAAGTATTATCCGGCGAACAATTAGACTTATCGGCAGCAAGACAGTATGCACTTAACCACGATACTTTAGGTCTAATGAAAGAGATCAACAAGTTCATTGGAGATAATGCTAAGTTTAATGCAATGGATGCTATTACTCAAAGAAGTAAAGCTGAAGCTTTAGGTCTTAGTAGAGACGCAGTAGCAGAAATGCTAAGAGAACAAGAGAAAGCACAGGTATTAGGAGCAGCAGCAGGTGCTGATTTGCAAACTCAATACGAGGTATTATTAAAGCAAGGTAAAACAAGGAAAGAAATAGTAGATACATTAGGACAAGAAGCAGTAACTAGTGCACAACAAGCCTCCGTATCAGAAAAGCTTGCCGCTACGATGGATGCTATTAAAAATACTATCGCTCAATCAGCTCAGATACTAATACCGATGGTTGATAAAATAGTAACCTGGTTATCTAAGATGGAAAACCTTAAAAAAGTATTTGCAAGTATTGTCGGTATAATGGCTTCAATGGCTGCATACAGTGTTGTTATGAAAATAGCAGGAGCTGTACAACTTCAACAACAAAACGCTTTACTCGGTAAGATGGCTGCAACTTTAGCAGGAGAAACAGCTATAGCTGAAGCAAGGATTGTAGGCGCTGGAGCTAGTGCAACAGCAGGTGCCGGTTATTTAGGTCCTGGCGCTTTAGCAGTAGGTGCTGCGGTAATTGCAGGATTACTAGGCTACTTAGCTGTAAGTAGTGCAATGGGCGGCGGCGGCGCAAGTAGCGGTATTGAGACTGGCGGAGGTTCCGGCGGCGGAGGAAGTGCTGAAATGCCTAGTACAGGAATGAGTACTACACCAGCAATATCAACACCTACAACTACGAGTAGTCCAGCCTCTTATAGTGCTTCAGGAACGAATGTAACTTCAGGAAACGGTAAAAGTGTAGGAGATGTTTACATAGACGGGTCTAAAATAGGTCAAATTATTTTTAAAAATGCTAACCAACAGCAATTAAACATGGTTTAAGATGTCAGTATTAGGTCAAATAAAAAATTCACAGTTAAGTAAGCAAGGTAGAACTAACCCTACAGGGCAGTTTGAAGGAACTCCTCAAAATGTAACGACAGTATTAAGAGGTTCTTCTGTTCCTTTAGCTTCTTCTGTTATCCCTGTAAGTCAAAATCCGATAGACGTTACTTATGGCGCAAAACCACAACCAACATATTTAGATTTCTTAAAAGCCTCTAATAAAACATAAGATGCCGTTAATTAACTTCAAGACAAATTTTACTAGCTTACGATTTGGTTTAGACCAACCTGGAGGCGGCGATAGCGGTCAGCCATTCATTCAAGCTCCTATTGAGACTGTTAATACCCCTACGGATTTTAAAGACTTTTATGAACTTAATAGAACTAGCTTAGATTACCCAATAAGAGGGGGAGCGATAAGCTCTCTAGTGAATGGAACATATACTACTAAGGCAGCAGTAATAGATACTGAACGTATAAAAAGGTTTTTTAAATCTGCACCGCAAGGAGAAACTTTTATTAGAAAGCAAAAAGGACTACAATTAACAAATCCTAGGACTCAAGTACCAAATTCATTACAGTTTGTAGGGCTATCCCTAGATAACGCCGTTATACCTGTTACACAAGTATACAATCCCACAAACACTCTTGCACAAGTAGGCGTTCAAGGTACTGGAGCACACTTTAATCGACACGGTAATAGCCCTAATATATACGAATCTGTAAGACAGACCTATCAGTTTGTTGCAGGTGCACCTCAAAACAATACAACTGCTACAAATAGACTTTCTATACTACGTGCTCTAAAGCTAATAAGTGCTAGAAACTTTACTGTAAGCTCAGATACGACTTATGCTATAGGAATTGATCCTATTTTAGTAGATAGATTAGGTATTTCAACTATACAGAATCAATTATTTAACTATCCAGGAGGGCCTGGTTCTACTTATGGAGATGGTTTTACAAGAATCTTTAGGTATACAGATACTGATGCAACAAAAGCAGAATTCACTAACGGATTTACAGTAGGAGGGATCCAAAGATCTTATTCAGCCGTAGCATTCACATATCAACAGCTTGCTGCACAGAGTACTCGAACTAATCCTGCATCACCAGTTGAAGCTAGAATTCAAGACTTTAGAAAGCAGACAAACGACGGTAGACCGCCGGTTATTCCGTTTAATGCAGACGATTACGGAGCTAAAGCTAATATAGCTACAAGATTAAATATCGGAAATCCAGGAGCTCCTCTTAGAAGTGCTGATTATACTGATACAAGTGCATTAACAGAGCCAAGAATAGATAAATTAAATGCTTTAGCGCCTTTTTACTTTAATCCAGGTACTGAAAGCCCTTGGGATAAAAAAGACGAGGACGGAAATCTCTTAGCTACAAATGATATTATAAAATTTGCTTTTGAGTGTATAGATAACGACGATCCTAATGGTAATACAGCAGCTGCTTTAGTTTTTAGAGCATTTTTAGAAGGACAAATTAGCGATACTAATCAAGCTAGCTATAATACATTTAAGTACATAGGAAGAGGGGAGACCTTTAGGACTTATCAAGGATTTGATAGAAATATCAGTTTTAGTTTTAAGATGTTTGCACAAAGTAGACAGGAATTAAGGCCAATGTATCAAAAACTTAATCAACTTATATCTCAAGTATACCCTGATTACTCTACAACCTATAATTTAATGCGCGGAAGTGTTGTTAAATTGACGATTGGAGATTATCTTTATAGAGTACCTGGGTTTTTAGAGAATGTAAATGTGAGTATTGATAACGGTAATACACCTTGGGAGATAGTACTAAATGAAGCAGAGAAAAAAGATGTAAGACAGCTTCCTCATATGGTTACAGTTCAGTGTACCTTTAAACCTATTATGGATATTCTACCAAGAAGACAAAAATCTTCAGATCCGTTCGTACCGTTGATAGTAAACGGCGATAATTATTTAAATGCGACCTTAATTATAGAAAGTAAAACGACCTCAGATGCTTTAACTGAAGCAGAACAAAAATCTCCTGTTGAAAATCCTAATACAGCTGCAGCATACGAAAATTACGTTTAATTAAATTAATAGATGCAATCAAGATACCAAAATATACCTACTACTAGATTAGATTTGACTGGAAGTACCTACTACGATACTAATATCTACCCGGAAGTACAGCCAACCAACTCTGATTACTACGTAATTACAACTGTTAATGATCGATTAGATTTAATTGCACAGGACTTTTATCAAGATTCAAGTCTATGGTGGGTTATTGCATCTGCAAACGCACTACCTGGTGATTCAATATACCCTCCGATTGGTATCCAATTAAGAATTCCAACCAATCTGAAAACAATACTAAACACTTATAACTCAGTAAATAATGGATTCTAATATAAAATTATCCAATGTTATCGGCGCTCCTTTTCAAAGCTTTGTCTTACAGCAATTTGATCAAAGAGCAAATCATAATAGCTCTAACAAAAGAGATCTAAACGAGGTATTGTTTTTAGCTAATAAAACAGCATGGGTACGTCTTACATCTTCTGTTAATGTCATTGGTAGAACTCTAGAAAGAGTAAAAGACAATAAGACCGTCGAACCTTACGATACTACAACTAAGATGGTGTACAATGCTTTAGGAACAGGGTTATATGGCGCAGAAGAGGATCTAGCAAAAAACTGGGTACTAGAAGCAGGAACTGCTGTACAAGCTGGAGATGGAAGCGACGGTATTAACTTAAGATCAGGGATAAGTACAAATAATGATGCAAGCCTTACAGGTACCACATTAGGTGCTTACGGTCTTGGAGGTACTCAAGAACTAGGGTTTGTTCCAATGCCCGGATTAACCTCTGTAACAATAGAGACTTTAGGACGTTTAGGTTCATTAAGACAGGCGACTGTTAACTTTAGGGTAAATAATTTGAATCAGCTCAATGTTATTGAAGCTCTCTACTTTAGATTAGGCTACTCTATGATACTTGAATGGGGACATACACAGTACTACCTTAACGACGATAGCTTTCAAGCAAAAAACATCTACGGAATCGACGATATTTTTAATAACGACTTGAGGAAAGAGGATATTATAGCTAAGATTAATACTAAAACAAGAGAAACAAACGGTAATTACGGAGGAATGTACGGTATAGTAACTAATTTCAACTGGAACGCTACTCAAGACGGAGGTTACGACTGTTCTATAAAGCTAATAGGTCACGGTGCTATAATGGATTCATTAAAAACAAACCAATCTTATACTTTACCTAATGGTGTCATTCAGCAGTTTCAAAAATTTGAAGACTTCATCTTAGATAAGATTGCTAAAGATACGCAAACAATACAAGACCTTCAAGCTAAGCTAGCTGCCGGAGGAACGACTGTAGCACAGGTAGAGATCACACCTCCTGAGCCTAATCCGAAAAGTCTAAATGAACTTATTAACTTTTTAAAAAAATACGATAAGAATTACACAGCTGTTCCTGGTATCGTAGATGCAGCGACGTCTGATGCAGCCTATCGCGCTTTTTTCATTCAAAAGAATGGCTTCCCTTTAGCACCTAAGAGTATTGTTAGTGCACCTCATCGGATTACACAAGGAGCAACTGATTTTATCGTATTAGTACAACCTAGCTTATTTGACGGTATTGTAGATTCAGGAGTGAGAAGAGGATATGTTAAAAAGTTTGCAGGTTTTTACATTCAAAAAGGATCGCAGTTTGTAAGAGTAAAGCAAAAATTAGATGATATAGCTCAACCAGGAGATACTTTAAGTGCAAATATTAATATCGGAGAACTTGAAGAGATATTATCACTTATGGTAAATCCTGCTCGTGCAGGAAATAATGTTTATACCGGCGGTTTTAACGGAGGACTAAAAGACGGTCAAGAAACGTATTTAGAGAAAATAATAGTAGAAGGTATTAAAAGAGTTGAAGCTCCGCAAGATTATCGAACTGAAATTGGACAAACGTTTACCGTTTTTGCTGATATACCTGAACTTAATGCAGCTATAGGAAAGTTTTATGTCTCTGTATCAACTTCTTTTCTCAATCCTAACCTAGCTAGGAGTTATACACCTACTACAGCTCAAATAGGCGACGCAATATCAGCAAGATTCAAAGCTGACGGCACATCATTTTTCGGACCTGTAGGTTTAAACAGAGTAGACAATCCAATAGCAGGAACAGAGATTAAGGGTGGCCTTTCGACTTTTCAATATGACTACTTTGGAAATTTTACTGTAAATATTACTGTACCAAATGTAACGTACAGTGGGAATATAAGAGATGCTGAAACTACAGCTAGGGCTAATCAAATTGATCCAGGCAATAATAAAACGGATGTAACAGTTAAACTAGCTATATCTACTAATATTTGGAGTATTTTTAGTAACTTTCTAGTTAACGGTGCTCCTTATAGCCCTGAGCCTGTACCTGGCACTACCGGTAATACAGGAGATACTAAAGGTGCACTTCAACAAGGTAATACTTCGCAAGAAAAAGCTCCTGAAGGATTTAGCTCCGCCTTACAGGCTATGCTTACAATTGTACAGACTGAATCTCAATCAAAAGCATTACAAAAAACAGGAGTATACGTTCATAATATTTTAGAAACTACTAGGAAATTTTATACAGACGGTGCCTTAAGTAATGTATTTAATGCAGCAGGCCAAACTGCTTTACCTGATAGACAGGCAGTTTTAAATAAACGATTTAATTTATTAAATTATGCAATAAAAGGGTTTAATAGCGCTATAATGGCAGATGATTCTATATACGAAAGTATCCCTGTTGTAGACTTTAAAAAACTATGTAAGTCTTATGTAATAAAGTATAAACAGGGCGGATTAGAGGCCGTTATTAATGACGTTAGATCTCCAACATACATAACTCTTGGATACTTGCTTGCTTTTTTAAATAATATGTGCTTAATTTACGATTCTAATAAATCCCGTAAAAAAAATAGCGCAGAAACTAGTAGTACACCGACAGGAGATAAAAAACATCCTTTTCTTTATATTGATTTTAATCCAAACACTAATTTTTGCTTTACTCAACCTCAGCAATTTTCTATAGATCCTACTGTATGTATGATACCTATGCAAAAAGGACAGAAGTACTATAAAAAACTTTTTCCTACTGATGAAATTATAAAGAAGCTTGATCCTGCTCTGTTCAATACAGAACTAAATAACTTTGTAACACAAGAGCTTGATAAAGCTGGAGCAAACTTTACAGTAAGCGACGGAACGGATTCTGCTAAGTATAAAGGTAATCTAATGAATATACTTTTAAACACACAGTATTTATTAGACCTATGTACTAACATGTCAAGAAACGATGCTGAACATGCAGTTAACTTAAAACCTTTTTTAGATCAAATTCTAATAGATGTTAATAAAAGTCTAGGAGGAGTAAATTCTTTTAGAGCTAGCTACATAGATGATTCTAATGTAGTACAGATAGTAGATGACCAATGGGTACCTTTAGGAGAAGGAAGTACTCCTAATAACACTACCGGTCAAACTACAGTATTAAGCCAACAAGGATTAGCTGCAAATCAAACAAATAATCCTACAACCGCAGGACAACTGCCTTTAGATGCTACTATTATCCCTTCTCCAGATGCACCAGGATCAATATCGGTAATAGGAACAAAAAGCATTACGAGAGAATTTCGTTTTAACACCACAATTTCTTCTAAATTAGCAAGTAAGATTGCAATATCTGCACAAGCAGAGACCGGTTCAGTAAATTCTAAAGATCATTCTTCGTATAGCCATTTAAATACGTTCTTTGAAGATAGATATTCTCGTTCAAAAGAAGATCCTTCAGTAGCAACTAGCACCAACGAAGTATCGAAAACAAACACAAAGGGAGTTTCTTCTGATCAACAAGCAGCAGATTTATTTAACGATCATGTAAGGAGTTTATATTCTAAGTTTGATGGGTATAATCCTAAGAATATTGAAGCCGCTAAGAACTACTACCTTGAGAGAATGTCTAAGGTAAAGTCACTTAATCCTTTAACTAGTGCCTCTCCTTACGTATCTCTCGAATTAGAAATAACAGTGGACGGTATAAGCGGTATAGTAATGATGAATGCCTTTACTGTTCCAAACGATAGACTTCCTACTACCTATAGAGGAGATGGAGGTAAAACTAAGATTGCTTTCATTGTAACAGGTTTAGTACATACTATTCAAAATAACGAATGGTTGACTAAGATTAAAGGGCAGATGATAAAGTTAAAAACACCAGTATTAATAGAAACACCAGCAAAGAGAGCAGATATTTTACAAACTTCCTTAGCTACTATAACTACATTAAGCAATTTAAAACCATGGAGTGCAGGCTTTATAAGTTACGTAATGAGACAGGCAGGAGTAAGTAGCTTTCCTGTTAATTCATTACATACAGGGTACGCACAAGCTTTGAGAACCAACCCTAATGGATTTCAAGTCTTAGATCCTAGTAAAACTAATATACAAGTAGGAGATTTAATAGTAGCAAATAGAGAGAACAATTTAACTTTTTCAACTAAGCCTTGGTCTGGAACCGGCCATGGAGACATTATAACTAGTATAAGTGGTAATACTGCTACAGGAATTGGCGGTAATGTAAGTAATTCTGTAGCTGCAAAGAGTATCGGCCTCTCTAACGGTAAATTAGGTAAGTCTGACTACTTTGTAATACTTAGACCTCCTCAAGATAAAGTAGCTAGTATAGTAGCTAAGACATTAGAGGAGTATAATCTATGGAAAAAGAACAACTGGAAAGAAACGTCACCAGAGGCTTTACCTTATTTAAGAGAGTATTATAAAATAATAGGTATAACTGTATAGAATATGGCATTAAAGTATTATCCATTAAGTAGAGTATCTACAAATAAGTATACTAGAGGTAACCAGTTCGTGTTACCTAATGGAAATCCCTATACCGGGAAGTATTACGAAACTTATAACAATAAGTTCTTTACAGGTATGACTCCAGCGTTAGGAACAAACGAAGAATTAATACCAATAAGCCTTTTTAATGCACGTAATAGAAGTAGCGCTACACTTACTAATTCAGTTAATAATATAACTGTAGTACCTGGCTCTTCTACAGCTTATGATCAATCGACCGGGCAACTTGCTGGTAATTTAGTAGAACTAAACCCCTATACTCCTATACCTGTACCTAGTGATTATCAAAGAGGTTATTTTACGAGGTACTTTGCTAAAAAAGTAAGCGGACCAGGATTTATTATAGAAATTTCACAGCAAGACTGGAGTCAAGTATCAAATGGAAATGTAGACAGAAGTTTACTTTCGTATGAAATTACAGATATGTTATGGCAATTAACTGGACCGTTAAACGATACGAGAATCTCCCAATACCAGATTCAAGGAGGAGTTTTCACTACTAATAAACGTGTAACAGAAGTTAAACAAAAAAGCTTTAGAGGTATTATAGAGTATATTGGAGGAGATTATACTAAATTTGCAAAAATAACTGGTCCATCAGTTGCTACTTCGGGAAGTATGTAGTATATTTACTGTAAATAAAAGTTATGTATTTCATTATTGAGACAGCAGAGCAGCTTTCACAGCTACCTAAGCCGGAAAAATGCTTTATCGAGTTAATGTCGATGTCCGAACATACTCATCCTGCTTTAACTACACCGTGCGTCTTATATTATAATGATTTTGAAAAAGGATACATTATTCCAATAGACCATTCAGAAGCCTTTTCCCTTCCTATCAATCAAATTCAGACCTTTTTAAAAGGTATCCCTAAAATTTACCTATTAGATAAGAAGTGGCACTCTTATTACCTAGATTTACCTAATTCAATCGACTTATACTTTACTGTTTTAGATATAGAAGGTAAAATACAGGATTTTAATTGCTATACTCCTGTTCATTTAGACTTCTACGAAAAGCTAAAGTATTCTTCGCAAGTAAACACCCTTATTCCAGTCTCAAAACATTACGAAAGATGCGAATGTATGTTTGAAATGGTTAAAGACTACGTAGGAAAAGAGTCAAATACTGAATGGCAGAGCAAATACACCGAAGTATATAAATGGGTAGAAGAGCAGGGAATCTTAGTAGATGAAAGGCTCTTTGATAAGTACTTTGAAACTCCTTGGAAAGGTAGATCTCTAAAGGACAGTAGGGTTTATTCAAGTTATAACCTATATAACATTACTTCACGTCCTACTAATGCATTTAATAGCATAAACTTTCTCGCTTTT